GTCATCGTCGCTTTGCGATCAGCTTCGCCCTTTTTACGGATGCCTTCCATGTATTTAGCGAAATCAAGATCCTGGGCGTCTTTCATCGCCGCCGATTTCTGCGCCGCTATGTCCTTATATTCCTGCGAATCGACGCCGCCCGATTCCTTCGCCTTGGCGAGACCCTTATCGAACTGCTCGTTGACGCGCTCCGATTCATCGGAATAACCCGTGCCGGACTTGGGAGCGAGAGAGCGCGTAAGCGCGTTCGTCGCCTTCTCATGGAGCGCTGTAGCTTCGTCCTTTGCGGTGCTGACCGCGTTGGTGGCGGAGGTGCGCAGTTTCTTTTGTTCGGCGGCTTTCTTTTCCGTCTCATCGAGCTTCTGGGCGAGTGCGATCAATTCCTTATAAACAGCCGCCCGGGGGTCATGCTCATTGGCGACCGAGCCGATCGAGTCCTTCTGCTTCGATTTGATTTCCGCCGTTAGCGCAGAATAACGAGTGCCGTCATCAGCGACGGAGCCGTTGGCCTTCTCCATCAGAGCAAGCAGCTTTTCCTTCTCGTCTTTCAGCACCTTAGTGCCGAGAGCCTCGTTGACTTTCTGCGTCAGGACACGGCCGTCATCCAGTCCTTCTTTATCTTCGGTGCGTAAATTTGCAGGATCTTTCAGTTGCGGGTCTTTGGGCGACTTGGGTCCGCTGTATTTCGGGACGTAGCCATTGCTGCCGAAGTCGTTTTTAAAACCGCCGGTCTTGAACGCCTGTTCAGCAAATCCCTCACGATTGGGATCATTGGCTTTCGTAATGTCCGGGCGCTCAAATCCCCAGCCCGCGCCGCCGCGAAAAGCTCTCGTCGCCTGGGTCGGGCTTGCGGCCATGTTCATCTGCGCCAAAAGACCCGGAATTTCCTTCATTTCCTTGAGCAGAAAAGCGACCTGAATATTAATGTCGCTCATATCGCCACCCTGATCAGCGGCGTATTTTCTCAAATTATCCTTGCGGTCGCCGGTCCATTGCGCGATGCCATAGGAACCATGACCGTCTTTCGACGTAATGTCAGGCTGGAAGTTGCTTTCCTGATGAATATTACCGAGAACGGCCGAGGCGCCCTGCGTATTAAGCAAACCGGACTTCATCAGCAGATCATACACATGGGACGCGCGTTCTGTTTCAGCCCCATCAGCGGGCTTGAAAGCGCCGCCAGACGAACCCATAGATGCGCCCAGACCACCCTGCATGTTGACGTTGATGTTGGAAAGGCCCTGAATCTCCTTGAGTTTATTCGAAATGCCATCGAGCGCGGTTACGACGGTATGAGTGTCCTCAACCATCTTGGTGCCGACCATATTAAGTAGCGCAGCGCCAGTGATTTTCGATTGATCGCCTGCGCCCTGCACTGAAAGGCGCAAGTTGACCATCGCCTTCTGCATGGGCGTATCACCGGAGCCATAGCCGGCGTAAAAGCCTTCTTTGATCTTCGTCGTGAGCTTATCGACATCGCTCATACCATCATGCTGCGCCTCGAAAAGCTGTTCTTTCAGCTTGAGGTTCATAGATGAAATGTCTTTTGTCAGCGTCTCCCCGCCGCGGAAAACCTTATCGAGCGCGTCCGCTTCGGCTTTCGCCTCACGCAGTTGCTCGACCAGCTCCATGATGCCGTTGGCGGCGGTCATGTCGCCGCCCTTCAACCGGGTCCAAACCTCGTAGAGACGCTCGCTTTCAACGTCGGCGCCACGGATGCCCGCGGCATAGGCTTCAACGTCGCCCTGGAGCTTCTCAAGCTGCTGGGTGGCCTTCTCCTTGATCTTCTCGTCGTCCTGAACCTTGGGGTTTCTCTGCATCCCCATCGGCCGGCTGCGCTCAAGCGCCAGGTCATGTTCGAGCTTGGCGCGCTTTTCGAGCGCCATCGTGATCGCTTCGTCCGAGCGCGCCTTATCAAGCTCCGAGGCGCGCGGAGCGTTCTTGCGGGTCTGCTCGACGTTGATCAGATCATTGAGAACCGAGATCTCTTTCTCATAGAGACCGATCGATTCCTTGCGTTGATCACCCTGATAAATATTCTTAGCCAGGCCGGCGGATTTACCCTGCGCCGCCAGCGACTTTTCGAGCGCCTCAAAATTCCTCTGAAGCGAATCCGAGTTCAGGTTATAGGATCGCGTCAGCGTCTTGATCTTCTGATCCGCGCCTTCCATGTCGCTCTTGGCGAGCTGCGATGCGTTATAGTCGAGACCCTGCTTACCCTTGGTCGCCTGAAGATCCAGAGCCTCTTTCAACGCCCTATTGGCGGCGTCAGCGTCTGCTTTATTCCCCTCGGTCGGATGCTGCTTCTGGAGCTTTTCAGCCTGGTTGGCGGCGAGCGCAAGCTGCTTCACATAAGCGTCGGCCTTGTGGGCGTCTTCCTGGGTCTGCGCGCCAAAGCGGCGCAGATCCTCATAGGCGCTTTTAGCCTTAGTTCCAAAAACGTCGAAATATTCAGCCGCGGCGCCGAGACCCATAGCCAGAATAGGCAGATAGGGAATAAGACCACCGGCGGCCGACGCCACCAGCCCCAGGCCGGATGCGGCAATGCTTCCCAGTCGAGGCAGCGTAGCCATCTCAGCCCTGTAAGCCGCCAGCTCAGATTTGTAGAGAGCGATCGCCGCCTTGTCGGCCGCGGGGTCGTAACCAGGCGACGCAAGCTGCGCGTTCATTTTGTCTTTTGAGGGAGCCGATTTGGAGATCGACTGGTAATAACCCTCGTTGATGCCCGCCGCGGCGCGCGTCGCGCTGTCGCCGACACCGGAACTCTTCCATTGCTTCGCCTGCATCAACTCGACATACGAAGTCCATTTGGACTTCATGGCGTCGATCGACGCCACGGTCTCCCGGCGGAGGATCTGCATATGTGTGATAATGCCGCCGATGCCTCCAACGGCAGACTGAATGCCCTTAGCGCCCGCCATCAGCAGGAAGCCTTCGGCGGCAAGTTTAAGCCCACTCTCGATCTCGGTGCGGAATGCGATGGCGGTGTCGATCAGCGCCCGGAAGCCATCGACCGCTTTACCCAGCCCTTCGCCGAGCGCATCAGCCATGCCCTTCGCAGACGGCCCTTCCAAAAATTGATTCAGATCAGTGAATTGCTTCTTGGTCTTCTCGAAGAAGCCATTTTCATTCGCCTGACCATCCTCCATCACCGGCTTGCCGATGTGGTTGATCGCCAAATCCTGCAACGTCACCTTCATATGGTTCAACTGACCATTGAAGGTTTTCATCTGATCCTGGGCGGCGCCGCCGAAGGCGCGGCCGAACTCGAGCTGTAAAGCCAGAATAGCGTCTTTCGCGCTGACGGTGCCGGTGTGAACGTCGCTCATCATGTCTTGATAGGATTCGCCGGTCGCACGCGCGAGCAGCTTCATAGACGTCGGGATCGCCATGCCGAGCTGGTTGCGCAGCTCCTTCATCTGCACGACGCCCTTACCGGCCATTTCCTGAAAAGCCAGCGAAGCACGATTGATGACGTCATCGCCGCCGCCGAACGCCGCAACGGCGTCCACGAGCGATTGCATCAGACCTTCAGCCGGCTTCAAGCCAGCGGCGTTCAGGCGCGTAAAGGATTGGTGCAGGGCGTCGAGGGAGAAAGGCGCGTTCTTCGCCATCTCTCGAATGGCGGTGACGCTCTTGACCGATTCCTTCATCGGGTCGCCAGAGGTCGAAAGCGTCCGCATCAAGGTGTTCATACGCTCAAATTCAGCGTTGACCTTGATAATCTCGGCGGCCCATGAGGTCGTCGCCGAGTGGATCATACCGATCGCCTGGCCCGAAAGCCCGGCGACGACAGTCATGTCACGGAGGGTCGCTAAAAACCCCTTGGAATGCTCACTGATCGCCTTGATGCCGACGATGTTCTTGCCGACCTGGTTCTCAAATTGCTGAAGAGATTGACCAGCTCGAATAATGCCACTTGTAAAAGCGCCATCATCAAGTTCGAGTTGAACGCGTAAGCCATCGGACATTACATTAACGCCTTTCCAAGAGATTTAAGTGCGTGCAGTCCCTCGCGATCCAGTTGTGCAGATTGTATAACCGCGACTTGATCCATTTCGACGATCTTACCGAGTTGCTTTTGAAGCCCTTGAATAAGCTCCGTAAACCCTTCGTTAGACTGGACCTGCGCCGCGATCATCGCGGTAGCTATCGATCGTTCTGCCGCAAGGCGATCAATGGTGCGATTCAAGAGCCAGAACCGGGGCGCTGGCATCGCCAGCACATCCCGATCACTGAGCCCGTAAAAGGCCATTACGCGGCAGAAGAGGAATCCGAAGTCGATTGATCGGACGTGACCGGCTGGGCCGGAACGGGAGGGTTTGCCGCTTCGTCTTCGGCCTCCGCATCGGCGACCTTCTGGCCGTTATGCTGGCGGGCGAAATCGACGATGCGATTGAGCGCCGTCAGCGGCAAGCCAAACAGACCGTCCTTGGTCATCGTCGGGAAGGCGCGGATAATCATGTCGATGACAGAGTTGATTTCCTCTTCCATCGTCAGGGCGCCGGCGGCTTCGAGAGCCTGGGCGGCCTTGGTGCTCTTGATCCAGCCTTCGACGGTGAGCTGTTCGAGGACGTGTTCGACGCCCTTCAGCTTGACGACGATCCGGGGAGCCGCATCGAGCACGGCGTCGAGATCAAGAAAATTGGTGGGTTCGGTCATTTGGTTGCGCTCATCTTGCTGTTGAAACGAAAACTGGCGCCCCGAAGGACGCCAGTCAATATTGACTTATCTCAGAGCAGAAATCAAGCGGTTGCGTCGCCAACTTGAAACAACATGCCGGTGTTCGGATCGGGATAGCCAGTGAAGGTGACGTTGTAGATGCGTTCCTTCTCGAGCTGGTAGGCGAACTGCAAGCCGCCGGCGGTCGCAGCCAGCGGGATGATGAAGTCGTCATCCAGATTGGTGTCGGCGTTGTTCTGCGGGTGCAGGACGAGCTTCTGAGCGATGCCCAGCAGCGAGGTGCCGATGGCGGTCGGAACCTGGACATATTCCTTGGTCGGGTTGGCGCCGCCGGTCAGGGTCGCGCCCGACAGGGTGACGGCGGTCGAGGATTTCGCCAGCGTGTAGGTGTTGAAGCTGAAGAACGGCGAATCATAGTTGACGGCGGTCAGGGTGACGATGCCGGCAGCGACGGTCGCAGCCGCGGTCTGGAAGGAGTTTTCATCAGCGTTGACGACGGCGGCGAATTTCGCAGCCTGGTCAGCCGCCGTGACGCCAACGATAAACTGATTGGCGTTGAGCGTGACGTCCGTGCCGACCATCGCGGTATAGACGATGCCGTTCAGGGTGACGGTATCGTTGGCGATACAGGGACCGGTGAAGGTCACGGCGCCGGAAGCCTTGACGCCACCCGCGGTGACGATCACAGCGCCGGGCATGATGCGCACGAGATTGTCGAGCGTGGTTTCGGCCAGCGGCGTCTTCACGGTCACGGTGCGGCCCATGATGATTTCGTTGATCGGCGATTTGCCGAACTGGTCGACGTTGACGATATGGGTATCCGTCTTGACTTCCACGTCCACGCCACCCTGGGTATAGCCCAGATCGACGCCGCCGAAGAAGATCTTGCAGATACCGAGCTTGACGTTGTTTGTGTTGCTCACGGTGTCTTTCCTCATGAAAGTTGAAAGTCAAAACTGACTTATCGGTGATTATATCGTTATCAGGTGGGAGAAGTCAAAACCGACTTATCAAAGATCGGTCAAATAAGCACATTCGGTGTTGATCGACCACTCGTAAATATTGCCCGACGAGCGCGGATAGACGATCGGCAGCGCGGTGGGGAACATTTGCTTGATGGTGAAGCGCGGTTCAGCGCCTGGAAAATCCAGGTCATAGACGGTGATGATCTTGGAGATGAGTTTCGCCAGGGGGTCGCCGATCGAATGCGACGGCGAACGCACGATGATCTGAAAATTCGCCTTCAGGAAGCCCGGGACATAGTGATTGATCCGAATGCCGGCGATTGGCAACTTGAGCAGGAGCCCCTGCGTGCAATCCTCGGGCATGTGATATTGGAAAATATCCTTGCCGAGTTCGGTCGCGGCCCCGCCGTCGATCAAGAGCTGGGAGATACAGTCGAGGTTCATCCTTTTAATCCCTCCTGTTCGACAACTTCCATGACGTCTTCGATCATCAGCTCGTATAATCTCGTGCGCTCGGGCTCGAGGGCGCGCTCAAGGAACTTGGAGCCGATCAGAACGCCAGGGTTCGCCACAGCTTTTTCAAGCGTGTGAATGCCGGGCGTATTCGGCATACTCTCATAATTCTCTTCGACCTCGATAGCGTAATCGCTCACGTCGACCATCTTGCCGTCGTCGCCGATCGCTTCGCCGCCCGCCACAATGTCGATCGCAAGTCGCCGGCGCTCGTCGTAGATGACTTCCTGACGGATTGAGGCTTCCAGCGCCCCGGTGTCATGCGGACACTGGAGCTTGGCGAGCTTCTCGACGCGATCAGCGGCGCGGTGCATCGTCTTGCGGGACTTCTCAGGCACCCTGTCGGCGATGTTGCGCAGCTTGGCCCGAACCTCGCCAAACCCAGATAGCTTCCAGCTTGCGTCCATCAGAGCGCCCACGCTTCAAAGGTGCATTCGAAGTGATCCGCGGCGCCGGCCGTCGTGTAGCGCGGCTGCACCGCGATGGCGCGCAGATCGAAGCCCTGAATGGTGAACTTGTCGCCGTTGAGAATAGGAACCGCGATCGGAAACAGGATCGTCGCCATCGCGACCAATTCATCGGCGTTGGCGCGCGAGGCCGAAGAGTCGGTTCGCACAGCGGTCTTCTTAATGTCGTCCTTGATATTGATGACCGCGCAGGAGACCTTGACGGGCGCCGTGAAGATTGGCTCGCCGTATTTGTTGTCGCCTGACTTTCGGCTCAACATGCCGGAGTTGTTGGGGATGAACATTACGTCCTCGAGAACTGCATCTTGAGATCGACAAAGCCTTGCACGCAGGCGAGCGCCTGGCGCGAGATGCCGAGATTGAGCGCGTTCTGAGAGCGCAGCATGGTCGAGGACTCGCCGACCTTCTCCGAGAACACGCCGGATAGACGCTTGCTCAGGATCGGATCGTTGTAGAGGATCTGATCCGCCTCGACGATCTGGGCGGTTCGCATGGCGACGCGGAAGGTCTCGGGGTAATAGCTGTACCAGCGATCGGTCGACATGACCGCCCACAGCCGCGGCGCGATGCGCTCGTTGCGCGAGTCGAACCAGTTGATGATGTTCTGAGCGTCGGGATCGCGCGGCCAGCGCACGAAATAGCCGATATTGGTGAGGGCCCGATACGCCTGAATCATGGCGTTGATGCGAACCTGCTCGGTCGCCAGCGACCAGGCCATGAGGTTTGTCTGTCCATCGGCGACGATCAGCGACAGATTATAGGTCTGGAAGCTGTTCTGCATCAGGATCAGTTGGGCGTCGGTGGCGCGCAGCAGATATTGAATCTTGGTGACGACGACGCCGGCGTCGCAAGTCATCGAAAGCTGCACTTCGCGCAGACCCGTGGTCGTGACAATGGGCTGCCCCAGGGGGTTGCCGTCAGATTGCGACTGATACGGAGCTGCGAGCGTGTTTGCGAGCGCAGGGACGCTCACTGAGACGGTGGTCGCTCCAGCGATGAGGGATAGAGACTGGGGAAGCTGAACGACGTTCTCAAGCTCGTCTAGCACTTGATAAGACAGAGCCGTCGGCACAACCGCGGCGCCGTTGAGATCAAGAAACGGAATATCGACGGTGACGGCTGTGCCGGACGGGTAATTATTCATCGGATTTCGTTGCGCCTTCATCAAACGAGAAATCTTGACCAGGCTCGGTGACGATCACGTCGTCGTCCTTGCCATCGGATTCAGGAGCCGCCTCCCCTGCCCTCTTCGCGGCCAGGCTTTTTTGCGCCCGGTCAATCGCGTTGATGAGCTCGGGGATCGAGCGCGCCTTGACGCCCAGCGGCGCGGCGATCTTGCGCAGCCCGTCGATGCCCGAGGTGTCGACGATCTTGTAGAGCGCCTCACGGCCCAGGAGAACTTGCCGGTTGTCGATCTCGGGCTCGCCCTGCTTGACTTCGCCTTCGGGCGTAATCGACGCCTTCTTGAGCGGGGCGTGAACAGTGTGAGCCTGCTGCTGGCGCTGACCCGGGCCCAGGGCCTCGCCGGTCTCATTGTCGACCACGCGAATTTGCGTCGCGATCCGGTCGTATTCGAAATTCGTGACCTTGCTGACCGACACGCCGTTCTGAAAGATGACCTGGCCGAAGTCGCCGGTGAAATTCTCCCAGCCCTTTTGAGCCAGACGAACCTGACGCTTGTCGCTGGCGATCACGTCGACGGCCGGTGCGCGATGCACACGCGGCTGACCAGTGACGACGGCGGGCTCGGCCGACGGCGTGACAATATCCTTGCTGGAATAATTCGCTTTGACTGCTGCGCGGGCCATTATTCGCCTCCGATGACTTGTTGCAATTCGCCGGAGCGGTCGAGCGCCTCGAGTTCATTGAACCCGCCGATGCGTTTGATGCCGGAGAAGATTTGAGGAACGGTTTGCGCGCCGTTGGTGCGCGTATCGAATTCGAGGCGCAGCTCGGGCTCCGCCGTCATGTCGTAATAGACAAACGGGATGCCGCGGCGCTGAAGCAGGGCTTTAGCGCGGGCGCAATAGCCGCAGGTTTGGGTGCCGTAGATTTCAAGCGTTTGCATGGTGCCTCAAGATAAAGGGCGGGGAATGATCCCCGCCCCTGTTATAAGTCAAAAGTGACTGATCTTCAAGCTCACGATACGTTGGTGACGCCGGCGAGACGCGCGAGCGACAGAGTGGACTTCAGGCAGGTGCCCACGTACCACTTCATGCGATAGCGGATCGCGTCCATGTTCTGAATGGTGCCGACTTCTTCCACCTGGATGCCAGCGGACGGGCCGCCGTAGATCGCATGGAAGCCATCGACTTCGTTCAGACGAATCGCGTAGATCGAGGTCGTCGCGGCATTGCTGCCGCAGGTCTCGTTGGACGGGATGAAGTCATTCAGCAGAACCGGGATGCCGTCGTAGGCATGAACGGCGCGGCCGAAATTCTCGATCATCACGACT